ACGAACCAAGCTACCAAGAGACGTGATGCAATCACACTCTTCACTGAGTCTGTTTTGAAACCAGACTCTAGACTCAGAGAGTGTGCCCACAATCAAAAGTGCTACAACGAACTTATGCAAATCCGTGAGGAGGTGCTAGAATACTTAAAAGAACTTAGGTGATTCGTTGAGGTTTTACACATTTGCCAGACTCTATGGTAATCAGATTCTACTTCGTGGATATGATGACCTAGAAGGTGGTTATTTCAAAAAGAAAGTGCCCTTTAAGCCAACATTCTTTCTCCCTTCTAAGAAGGAGACAGAGTGGAAGACGCTTGAAGGGTATTCTGTTGCCCCAGTGCAACCAGGAACTATCAAAGAATGCAGAGACTTCATCAAACAATACGAAGGTGTTGAAGGAACTAAGATCTATGGGTTTGATAGAATGCTCTATCAGTTCCTAGCAGAAGAGTATCCAGGTGAAGTTGAATATGATATGAATAAGATTAAACTATGGAGTCTGGACATTGAGACTTCATCAGAGAATGGTTTCCCCAAACCAGATCTGGCAGAAGAAGAGGTTCTTCTCATCACAATGAAGAACTATAGGACCAAGAAATTGATTACCTTTGGTTCTCGTCCTTACAATGTCAAGAGAGATGACGTTGAATACATCCTATGTGAGAATGAGCATGATTTGTTGATGACATTCATTGCATGGTGGGCAGAAGTTGAACCAGAAGTCATCACAGGTTGGAATGTAGATGCATTTGACATCACCTATCTTTGTAATCGTATTGGTAAAGTATGTGGAGAGCATAACCTCAAGAAACTATCACCTTGGGGAATGGTGAAGTCTAACTTCACTGAGATCATGGGACGATCAGTTCAGATCTATGACATTGCTGGTGTTACTATCCTAGACTACCTGGAGATCTACAAGAAGTTCACCTATACCAACAGAGAGTCTTATCGTCTGGATGTGATTGCTGAGATTGAACTAGGACAGAAGAAACTAGACCACTCTGAGTTTGACACCTTCAAAGACTTCTACACTCATGGTTGGGAGAAGTTTGTTGACTACAACCTAGTTGACGTAGACCTGGTGGATAAGATGGAAGAGAAGATGAAACTCATTGACTTGGTTATGTTGATGGCATATGATGCCCATTGTAACTACTCAGATACTTTCTATCAGGTTCGTCTATGGGACATCATTATCTACAACTACCTGAGAGATAGGAACATTGTGGTTCCTCCTAAACAGTTTGCTAGTAGAGATGATCAGTTCGCTGGTGCCTATGTGAAAGAACCTATACCAGGTTCTTATGACTGGGTGGTATCTTTTGACTTGAACTCACTTTATCCCTCTCTCATCAGGTTCCTGAACATCTCTCCTGAGACTCTATTGAATAATAAACATCCCCATGCAGATGTAGAGAGGATGATTGTCAAAGAAGCAGACTTATCTGTTGATAAAGATGTCTGTGTTGCTGCTAATGGATCAACCTATAGAAAAGATAAGACTGGAATCATGCCAGAATTAGTTATAAAAATGTATGATGAACGTGTAAAATATAAGAAGCAGATGCTTGCTCAGAAGCAGGTTCTTGTTGACATCGAAAACGAAATGAAGAAACGAGGTTTGAAGTAAAGTGGGTTATTTAATTGGCGGAGCTGGCGAAGGTCCAGAGAAGAAACTAGAGGTCAGTAAATCATCACAGTATGAAAATCTATCCGATCAAGAACTGCTAAATCTACATGAACAGACAGTTAAGTCTGTCACCAAATGGAGTAACTTCCAGATGGTTCGTAAGATTTGTCTGAACTCTCTTTATGGGGCAATTGGCAACACTTACTTTCGTTATTATCGACTAGACAACGCGGAAGCAATCACCCTGACAGGTCAGGTTGCTATTCGATGGATTGAGAGGAAAATCAATGAGTACGTCAACAAAACCCTTGGAACAGAAGGAAGAGATTATGTCATTGCGTCAGATACTGACTCTATCTACCTTGGCCTCGGCGATCTTGTTAATCGGGTGGGGTCCCTTGATAGTGGCGGCTCACAGAGAGTTGTCGAGGTTCTAAATCAGTTCTGTGAACAGAAGATTGTTCCCTTTATTGACTCATCATACAAAGAGTTATCAGACTACATGAATTGCTATGAGGAAACTCTAGTAATGAAGAGAGAATGTATCGCAGAGAAAGGTATCTGGACTGCTAAGAAAAGATACATTCTCAATGTGTGGGATAACGAAGGAGTTCGCTACAATGAACCATCACTCAAGATGATGGGCATTGAAGCCGTTCGCTCTTCTACTCCTGCTCCTATTCGTGGTTACATCAAAGAAGCCCTGAACATCATCATGGCTGGCACTGAAGAGGACTTGATTGAGTTCATCGCCACAAAGAAGAAAGAATGGGAATCTCTACCACCATCAGTTATTGGCTTTCCTAGAACTGCCAATAATGTTGATAAGTATGCGGATGCCACGACTCTCTATAAGAAGTCCACTCCGATGCACGTGAGAGGTGCCCTTCTATTCAACCACTACCTCAAGAAAAACAAGCTCACTAACAAATACAATCTTATCTCTCCTGGTGATAAGATTAAATACATTCACCTCAGGACACCAAACCCAACAGGAGAGAACGTGATGTCATTCATCAGCGAATATCCTCCTGAGTTTGGCTTTAATTCCTTTATTGATTATGATATAATGTATCAGAAAGGTTTTATCGATCCGCTTCAAGGCATCCTAGACACCATAGGATGGCAAACTGAAAAACAAGCAACCCTATTTGATTTCTTTACATGACTTTTATCAACGAACTACTCAAAGATATTGGAGACGAGCATGCAGTCCTCGCATCAGAGATTAACGAAAATGAAACATATGTGGACACAGGTAGTTTCATTTTTAACGCTCTTGTATCTGGTAGCATCCGTGGTGGTTTATCTGGTAATAAGATTACCGCGATTGCTGGTGAAAGCTCTACTGGAAAAACTTTCTTTGCATTGGCAGTCGTTAAAAACTTTCTTGATAGTGACCCTAATGCTTTTGTTGTATATTATGACACCGAATCTGCTATCACGCGTTCTCTTTTAGAAGAGAGGAACATTGATACCTCTCGTGTTATTGTGATGAACATTGTCACAATTGAAGCATTCAGAACAAAGGCTCTACAGTGTGTAGATAAATATCTGAAAGTAGAAGAGGAAGACAGACAACCTATGTTGTTTGTTCTAGACTCTCTTGGAATGCTCTCAACAGAGAAAGAGATTGGTGATGCTTTGATTGATAAGCAAGTCAAAGATATGACTAAGCCAGCTCTAGTTAAAGGTGCATTCAGAATGCTAACTCTTAAACTAGGACAAGCTTGTGTTCCCCTTATTGTTACCAACCATACTTACGATGTCATCGGATCTTATGTACCAACTAAGGAGATGGGTGGTGGCAGTGGACTTAAGTATGCAGCATCGACAATTATCTATCTTACTAAGAAGAAAGAGAAAGATGGAAAAGAAGTTATTGGAAACATTATCAAAGCAAAGACTGCTAAGTCGCGTCTGAGTAAAGAGAACAAGCAAGTAGAGATTCGTCTCTATTATGATGAAAGAGGATTAGATAAATATTACGGACTCCTGGAGTTAGGTGAAGAAGGCGGTATGTGGAAGAACGTCGCAGGACGTTATGACCTTGGTGATGGAAAGAAAATCTATGCTAAGGAAATCCTTAAGGATCCAGAAAAGTACTTCACACCTGATATAATGGATAAGTTAGACGTAATTGCTAAAGGCACGTTCTCTTATGGAAGTTGATCAGACAACACTCACTGAAGAAGAAATCGACTACTGGTGTACTGAGTTCAATGACTTGGATCGAAAAGAGGTAGTCGCTATCTTGGAGATAATGGACGCCGACACAGTCAAAGGAGAGTTCTGGGAACAGAACCCAAACCTAGACGAAGGGTCAGTGAATGAGGTTGTCAAGAGCTGCCTCAGACAGAGCTATGAGTATCATCTATACAGAACACTAAACAATGAAGCTCAATGATTATATTCAGGTTGTTCCTGCACTTCCTAAGGAGTGGTGCGAAGACCTGATTACTTCTTATCATCAACAATTTAATAAACACGCCAAGAACAACAACGAAGTTCAACAGT